CGGCGACTTCCTCATCGTCGATGGGCGGTTTCACAGAACAACCTCTGGCTTCCTCGACTGCCGCTGTTGCGACGGCTGCTGCGTCTGGAACGCCGGGTTGATCGTCCAGCCGTGCGCCTGGTAGGCGCGCTCTGCGCCCGTCTCGTACACGACGTGCACGTGCGTCGAGGACAGCGCCCAGCAGCCCCAGACGATCTTGCCCGAGGGATCGGTGGCGAACGCGCGCAGGAACTTCTCGGGGCACGTGCCGCGTCCGGTCAGCAGCACGATCTCGCCGCCGGACTCGTTGCCGACTCGGGCGAACCATTCGGATTGCGCTGCGGCCGGTGCGGACACGGCGAGCGCGAGCAGGAGGGCGAGGGGTTTCATCCTGCAAACCCCCTCGTGATGAAGTCCGCCAACGCCAGCGCCCCGAGCAGCGCGCCGACGAGCGAGTACGCGACCAGCAGCATGACCAGCCGATAGCGCCACACTCTGCGGTCGAACGGGGCGGAAAGGATCTTGCCGAGGGTGTTCATGTCAGGACTCCTCTGCTTCAACGAGCACGCCATCCCTCACTCGATACCATGTGTCCGCCTTGATGCCGCCCTCGCCGACATAGCCGAGCGCGAGCCGCTTGCGCTTGCCGTCGAAGTAGGCGATGACGATCGCCCCGCCCTCGCCAGCCTTCGCTTTGCCGTCATAGCCGATGCAGGCGGCGGTTGCGTCCTTCCCCGTCGTGGCAGCGTTGGCCCAATTGCCCGTCGTGGCAGCGTTGGCCCAATTGCCCGTCGTGGCAGCGTTGGCCCAATTGCCCGTCGTGGCAGCGTTGGCCCCTTCGCCCGTCGTGGCAGCGTTGGCCCAATTGCCCGTCGTGGCAGCGTTGGCCCAATTGCCCGTCGTGGCAGCGGGTTCATCATCTTTGCTGGTAAGCGCCGATGCTGCACGCTTGCACAGCGCCACCACGGCATCGGCGTGCGCTTTGATCCACTCTGGCAGCGTCAGCGTTGCTTCGATCGTTATCGACGCGGCGACGCGCTTGCTGTCGTTCTCGGTCTCGTCGCTCACGCCGGTCATCGTGACTCGCGCGAACGTCATGCTGGCGGGGTAGTAAGACCAGCAATCGAACGGCACTTCACAGGCGTGAAATCCGGATTCGCACATGACGATTTCACCCTCGTGCGTGTACGTCTTGCCAACCTCGAATTGCATTCCTCGGCAGATCATGCCGGGGCCGAATGCTTTGTAGGCTGTTATCGTTTTTTCGGACATTGGTCATGCCTCCTGTGGATGCTGCGGGTAATGGCACCAGTGCGTGACCTGATGCTCGCCGAGCGGCATCGCGGTCAGGTCTCGCCAGGCCTCTCCGTCCCACCAGGCCGGCAGGACTTCGCCTTCCTTCGTCGCCACGATCACTTCGAGGTCGGCGTCGGGGAGGGTGTCAGCGTGGGTCCATGTGACCCGGCGCGTGATCGGCGCATACGGTGCACGGTCCGGCGTCGTGTAGTAGCGCCCGTCGATGATTCCGCGGATGCCGGCCGGGTTGAGTTCGTACTGCGTGGCGAGCGCGTTGATGCTGACGCCACGCGCGTGCAGCTTGCGCACGTCGTTCGCCTCGGCGAGCGTGAGCTTGCGGCGCGGGCTTGCCTTGGTAGGCGCGGCCGCGGCTTGCTTCGACGCTGTGATCAGGTCGGCGAGGATGGTCATCACGCCACCTGCCGGCGCAGCAGGTACGACTCCCGCTGCTTGGCTGCGCGAGCCCGCACGCCGTCCTTGGCGATCTTCTCCTGCCGCCACCGGCAGGCCACTTGGAAGCCCTCGATCCGCTGCATGGATTCGACCAGCCGCTCGTCGCCCGACTCCAGAATGTCGTCGGCCGACTCGATCAGCCCGGCCTTGAGGTCGGCCGCGGCGTTGACGATCGCGCACTGCGCTTCGCCGTCGGCTGCGGACGAAATGTGGTCGAGCGCGTAGTAGATGGCGAGCCGCCGGTCCAGGTCGCTTCGGACCTTGGCGATGGCTGCGGCGAGTTCGCCGCTCTGCGTGAGGATTGCTGCGAGGGTCATCGTCCTTCTCCTTCCGTGGTGGAGAAGCCGGCTTGGCCGGCATCGCTGGACAGCAGCGATGGAGTGACGATACAACCGGAGTTGTCGCCTGTCAACACCTATGGTTGTATTTATTTCGGGTATCTGTCCGCGCTCGGACAGAGATTGTCCAGTTTGCGGTCTATGCGCTCACTTCGTGGGCACGAACTGTCCGGCCTCGGAGGAATTGTCCGGGCTCAGACAATCTCCTGTCCGCTGGCGGACACCTGTCCGAGTTCGGACAGGCGGGCGGGGTCATGTGTCGATCAGTTGGGTGGCGGCGCTCAGCAGGATGTCTCTGGCGGGCGGGAGCAGCCCGTTGTGTATCTCGACCAGGCGCTGCGCGCTGGGGGTCAGCAGCATGCGCGCGGTGGGCGCGCCTTCGGCCCGCAGAATCCAGCGGGCCGACATGCGCAGCGTGTCGGAAAGTCGGAACAATGTCACAGCATCGACACGTACAGGCTCGTACAACAGGCGTCGGACGGTCTGGTGCGACACCTCGATTCGGCGCGCAAGCTCGCTCTCGGAGCGAATCCCGACCGAAATCATGCCGGCGCGGATGCGCCTCCCCATGGGCGTGAGTCTATCCCGGTTCATTCCCTGCATTCCTCCATGTTCCGTCGCGGGCGTATGGGCGACGAAGAAGTAGGGAAGGCAAACTACGTGCCCGGGATTTCCCTGTTGGCGGTGCGGTTGCCTTTCGTGACCAGCGTGACGAAGTGCTCCGGGCCGTGCGGGAAGATGCGTGCGAAGGCTTCAGGGTCCAAGTCGCGGCGGCGCCGCAGCTCGTGCCGCAGGATCGCGCGAGCCGATTCGAGCCGAGCGCGGGCGGCCAAGTAGGCGATGAGGAACGCCAGGAACAGGAGGATCAGGCCGGACTCGTACAGGGCGGCACCCCTTCGTGCTACGCCTTGTCCGACTTGGCGATGGGACGCACGACCAGCATCTCGAAGCCGATCGCGAAGCCGAGTGTCATCAGCACCGTCGCAACGCCGCCGAGTTCGTAGCGGCCGATCAGCCAGAGATTGAACAGCAGGACGGCACCGCCGAATAGGCGCACCTTCGTAGCCTTGGTCATCACGCTTTCTCCCTGTGCGTTGGGGCGCGGGAAAACTTCGGAACCGTGCCGCCAAGTTCCGCCTCGATGCTGCGGCGCTTCTGGATCGTCTTCAGCATCCTCTCGACGCCGCGGCGCACCGGGTCATCGGCCCTCATCTGCTCCAGTGCCGAGCCGAGGGCGTCGATTGCAATGCGGTCGGCCAGCGGCTGCTTCATGTGTTGCCACGCAACCGCGACCAGCACAGCGTCGTCCGAGATGCTGGCGCGGTTCAGCGTCATGCCGCCTTCGCCGGCCTCAAGCCAGAGCGGGCTGACACCGCAGATGTTCGCGAACCGTACGGTGAATGTGGAGCCGTGGCTGCGCGCCGCCATCAGCTTGCTCACGTTCTGCTGCGAGCACCCCAAGAGCCGCCCCAGTTCGGCTTGAGAAGCGAACTTGCCGCGCTCCTCGCCGAGTGCGTACGCCTGCACGACGCGCTGGTTGAACGGCGTCGGCCCGGTCTCTTCGGCGGGCATCGGTTTTCGTTTGGTAGCCATGCGAAAACGATACAACCCGCGTTGTCCTGCGGCTAACAACTGCTGATGTTGACGCGAGACAACTGTAGTTGTATTGTTCATGTCCATGGATACGAACCTTTCCGCCCTCGCTAGGGCAATCGAGATAGCCGGAGGGCAGACTGCACTTGCGCGTGCGATCGAGTGCAAGCAGGCCCATGTGTGGAACTGGTTGAACCGGGACAAGTGCGTTCCTGCCGAGAAGTGCCGAGCCATCGAGGCGGCGACGAACGGCCAGGTGACGCGCTACGAGCTTCGTCCGGATGTGTTCGGCGAGGCCCCGAGTCAAGAAGCCGCCGCATGACCATGGCCGAACGCGAGCCGTCATTCAGCCGATCCCTCCCCGGCGACGATCCGTGGGATGTCCGCGTCGAGACAACGCTGACGCCCTCGGTTTTCGAGGATCTGATCACGTTGTATCGCAAGACCGGATACAAGACGCGGCAGGAATGGTTGCGGTGGCTCATCGTTCGCGAACTCTATGGCTCAGTCGGAGAGCAAAGGTTAAAGGCTGGGCTCGATCCGAAACAGCCGGAAGATGAGCGATGACTGCAACGGGTATGCCAAGCGGGAGAAAACCGTGACCTCCCGCTGCCCCCACGACGCTCGCCCGTGCCCTTGGGGCGGCTGCGCAACAACGCTCTGCGCCCGCCACGAGTGGGTTCCGAGCAACGCTAGTACGGCTGGACTCGAGGCCGGCGCGGCCCCCGGTGGGCAGGCCGCGCGAAGCTCCCAGGGGAGCGCTCCCGCCGCTGGGCGGGCATCGAGATCGACCCACGGTGCCGCGACGAGGAAAAGCGCCGCAGGCATCGCGTCCGACCGCGGGACGGCAAGGCCGCGGGTTGTTTCTTTCTTCGGGCGGGGTGGGGAATGACCGCAGCCAACACCTTCTGCACCATCCACCGCGCCTGGTATTCGCGCCAGTGCCCCGATTGCGGATCCTTCGCCGACAGCATGCTCGAGGCCGCGATCGCCGCCGTCTCGACCGGCCTTGCGCAGACCGGCGACGGGCGGTTCGTGAAGGCGCAGCGGTTCCTCGTGGCGCTGCGCACGCCCAGGCAAGTGCAGCGCATGGAGTCGCCCCAGAAGATCGCGAGGCGCGGGCATGGTTGAGATGACCAGCATTTGCGCGGCTAGGGTAGCTCCCGAAAGGGCGGACTCTCCGGCCGTCTTGCCGCGCAATCCTTGCCGGAGCGTCATGGAGAAGACGATGCGATTCAGGGCCAAGGAAACGCAATACAAGGGCTATCGATTCCGGTCGCGAACAGAGGCCAAGTGGGCGGTGTTTTTCGACGGGCTCGGGATAGTGTGGGACTACGAGCCCGAGGGTTTTGTGCTGGACGACGGGTCATCGTACCTGCCGGACTTCTGGCTGCCGATCCAAAGCCACGTCATACCGAAGTCGCGTGCCGGGCATCTTGTTGAGATCAAGGGCACGCGAGATCAAGCGGACGAGACCGCCATCGAGAAAGCGCGCCAGCTTGCCATTGGGTCCGGGCACCGCGTCATCATCTTCTGCGGCGATCCGCTGGGTCACATCAGGATCGACTGCAATCGTGCAGCGCCAGCAGCGCCGGCCGGATGGATCACGGAGCGCCCCGTCCAACTGCTCGTGCAAGAGGAAGAGTGCCGCCATTGGGCCTCCAATGCTCTCTACTACTACAAGCGCCAGGATGGGATAGAGGAATGGCACGGCCAGCCCCTGCCCAGGTCCGTCGTCATCGATGCAGGGGTCGGCGCTCGCTCCGCCCGCTTCGAGCACGGGCAAGTGGGCGCACCGGCCCAGTGGACTCGGGGATGATGACGCAACCCATGACGAACGCGACCCTCAGCCTCACCGAGCGTTACCTCGCCATGGGCTGGGCTCTCACGCCCCTGCGTCCCCGAAGCAAGGCGCCGATGTTGGCGGTGTGGAATGACAAGTCGAAGATCATCCAGACGCCCGAGCTTGCGCAATCGACCTGGGACAACGATCGCGGCTATGGCGTTGGCCTCGTGCATGAGTTCTCGGGTACGGGCGTCATCGACATCGACAGCACCGAATGGGCGTGCGTCGCGTTCGCCGAGTTCGGAATCGAGATCAACGAACTGCTGCACGGCTATCCACAGATCGAGGGTCGCCCGGGGCACGGCAAGGCGCTCTTCCGTGTGCCCGCTGGGCTTTCAACCGTCAAGCTGATCTGGCCACCGCAACGCGCTGGCGACAAGCCAGTCACCGTGTTCGAGCTGCGCGCAGGCGGCGTGCAAGACGTCCTCCCGCCGAGCATCCACCCCGACACCGGCCGCCCCTACGAGTGGCGTCCTGCGCCCTGGGATATGGCGCAGATCCCTGACGTGCCGGTGGAACTGCTTTCCCTGTGGCGCGACTGGCCCGCCTTCAAGCCGCAGTTCGAGGCGCTGTGCCCGTGGAACAAGCAGCGCATCGAGCCGCCGGCGCCCGTGGCTCGCGCCATGAGCAAGAGCCACGACGACATCATCGGCCAGTTCAACGCCAGGCACGACACGATCGGCCTCATCGAAGCGCACGGTTACGTGCAGCGCGGCAAGCGCTGGCTCTCGCCGACATCGTCGACCCGCATCGCGGGCGTCGTCCGGTTCGACGATGGCAAGGTGTTCAGCCATCACGCCAGCGACCCTCTGGCCAACGGGCACTCGTGCGATGCGTTCGACGTGTTCTGCATCCTCGAGCACGGCGGCGACTACCGGGCCGCTGTCCGGGCTGCCCGTGACATCCTCGGGCCGACGCACACCGGGCCCAGCCCCATCGAGAAGTTCTTGGAGTCGCGGCGCCAGCCGGCCAAGCCGATTGCGCTACCGCTGCCTGTGGCCAAGTCCGTGCCCGCGCATCTGCTCACGGTCCCGGGTGTCTTGGGCGAGGCGGTCGCGTGGATCGCGGCCACCGCACACAAGCCGCAACCCCTGTTCGACGTGCAGGCCGCGCTGGCACTTGGGAGCGTGGCGCTAGCCCGGCGCTACATGACCGACAACAACAACTGGTCGAGCCTGTACCTGCTCAACGTCGGCCGCTCCGGTGCGGGCAAGGAGCACGCAAAGCACGCCATCGAAGCCGCGCTTGAGGCCGCATCCCTGGGATCGCTCGTCGGCCCCGGGCGCTTCGCCAGCGAGGCCGGCGTGCTCTCCTGCCTGCTGCACACGCCCGCGTGCATCGCGATCGTCGACGAGTTCGGAAAGACGCTCGAGGAATCGAGTCACCCGAATAACGTGCTCGCGCACGGCACGATGCGCTACCTCATCGAAGTCTTCGGCCGCGCTGGTGGTGTGCTTCGCCCGACGGCCTACAGTACCGCGGGGCTCTCGTCCAAGCAGGCCGAGGACATGACGCAGCGGTTCGTTCGCAACCCTGCGCTCACCCTGCTTGGCATGACCACGCCCGATCCGCTGTTCGCCGCGGTCGGCTCAGGCTGGGTGCGCGATGGCTCGCTCAACCGATTGCTCATCGTGCATTCGGACATTGGCCGGCAGCCGGCCCGACAGGCGCCTGACGCCGAAGTGCCGGCGAGCGTCATTGCCTGGCTGCAGGACGTGAGAACACGCGCCCCCGGCTGCGGCAACTTGGCCGGCATGGACGTCGGCGCCACGCTGAGCCCAACGCCTATCGTGGTGGCGATCGATGCCGCTGCGCGAGCGCTATTCGATGCGTTCGAGCTCGACAACATCAAGCGGGCGAACGAACTGGACGAGGAAGGGCTGGGCGGCATGCTCGAGCGCTGCACCGAGATTGCGATGCGCGTATCGCTCATCGTCGCGATGTCAATGGGCGCCAGCACCGTGACCTCGGACGCAGCCTCCTGGGCCATCGAATACGTGCACGTCCACGCAGAACGCAACGTCGATCAACTGCGCATGCACCTGGCAGACAGCCCATTCGAGCGGCTGGTCAACCAATTGCTCGCGTTCATCACCGCTCGCGGCGCGAGAGGTGCTACAGTAGGAGAGCTGCAATCCGGGTGCCGTGCCTATCGGGCTGCGAACAGCAGAATGGCCGATGAGGCAATTGCACGGCTTGTCCACGCGGACATCATCCGCGTCGACGAGACGAAATCGGCCCGGGGCCGCCCGCGTAAGGCGTTCGTTCTCCTCGAAAAAGGGGAGGGCGAATGATATTACTGACAAACACTGACGCTTGGCTGACGCAGGGTGTCAGCCTTATAAGCAAGCAGTGGCGCGGGTTTCGGCTTAATACTGTCAAACTGACGCCCCCCGGCCTCCCCCCCGTAAATTCGGCAAAGGGGGGAGAAGGCGTCAGTTTGTCAGTATTATTGTTTTTTTACTTCTTTTTTGAAGTAAATCAACTACATAAAACCCTGACAAAACCCGTCAGCCATGCGTCAGTAATTGTCAGTCTTTTTCGGGCCTCATTCAGCGAGGCCCGCCCATGACCATCCGCTCCCACGGCAACGCCCGCCACACGCACCGCCACCGCGCCATCGTCGACGCTATCCGCGCCGGCCGCTGCACGATCCCATCGATCATCCGCGCCACAGGCTACGATGACGCGGCCGTGCGCCAGTCGATCGCCTACCTGCGCATGCAGAGCATCGTCGAGTCATGCGATCGCACTGGTCCGCTGGCCCGCTACGAGCTGGCCGTCCCCCACGCCGCAGCCATGGCGGCGCTGCCGATCGAGACATCGCCTCCGACCTTCGACGCCCTGGAAGAAGCGTTCGGCGTGCCGCTCGAGATCGCCAGCGTGCTCGCCGTGCAGCGTGCGCAGCGCCTCGTCGAGGGCATGGGGATGAGCGCGCCATGAGAGCCCTACTTGCGTCCCTCAGCATGTCAACGGTGACACAGAAAGCGGTTTCTGATGACGAGTCGACAACCGATGTATCCCGCATCCTCTGGCTCACCGACGGCCCGCACATCGCGACCGAGCCGACCAAGAGCATGACGAGCAGGGCCATGCGGCGGGCTACGCCGGACGAGGTGATGGAGTGGAGGATTCGCCCATGAACCTCGGCCAAGAACTCGGCCGCCTGCAACTGCGCGTCGAGCAGCTTGAGGGAGCCATCGGCGGCGACGCGGTGCCGGACTCAGGCGCCATCGCCGAACTCGAGGCGCAGGTTCGCGCCCTGCGCGCACAGCTTGCTGCCGCGCAGGCAAGCGAGGTCGACGCCAAGCGGGCGCTCGCTGCCGCGCAGAACGCCGACATCGTCGCCACGGTCAAGGCCGAGTGCGACGCGCGCATCCGCGGCAAGGACCAGCAGATCGCCGAACTGCAGCGCAAGCTCAGCGAAGCGAACTCGCTGTGCGGCGCGCTCGAGCGCGAAGTCGCCACGCTGCGCTCGCGCCCGCCAGAGCGCGTCGAGGTTCCCGTGCAGGCCGAGTGCCCGACCTGCGCGCCGATCATCGCCGCCGTGGCCAAGGCGGTGTCGACTACGCCGCGCCCGATCGAGCCCGGCGACTACAAGGTCGGCGGCATCCGCTATCGCATCATGACGCTGCTGCGCGAGACAGAGCACCCGGTCACGTCGGCAGAGATACAGGCCGCGCTCGGCCTCTCGCGCTACCAGGTCAAGGACGCGATGCACCTGTTGCGCGAGGCGGTCGACATCCTGCTGCTGCCGGTGGGCGAGGGGAGCAGGCAGGGCAAGCGGGGGAACCCGGGCTATCGCTACTGGCTGGCGTCGAGGCCGCTGCCAGCATCAATCACCGAGCAGGGAGAAGCGCAATGCTGATCGTAGGTATCGACCCCGGCATCTCGGGCGCAATCGCGGCCGTGACGCCATCGGGCTCGCTGCAGTGGGTGCACGACATGCCGGTGAGGGATGCTGGCAAGAAGACGCGTAAGGCCAACGAGATCGACGGCGTATCGCTCGCGCGGCTGCTGCGCGTCCATGTCGCCGACATCGGCGAGGTGTGGATCGAGGAAGTGTCCGCCATGCCGGGGCAGGGCGTGAGCAGCATGTTCTCGCTGGGCGACTCGCGCGGCTGCATACGCGGCGTGTGCGAGGCGCTTGGGCTGTCGACGCAGCGCGTGCACCCGACGACGTGGAAACGGTCGTGCGGACTGCTCGGCGCGGACAAGGGCGCATCCAGAGCGATGGCGATCCGGCTGTACCCGGGCTGCGATGTGCTGGCGAGGAAGAAGGACCACGGCCGAGCCGAGGCGATCCTGCTCGCCCGCTATGGCGCGCAGCAATCGCGCCTCGCGGATTCTTTTCTCGGCACCGAGCGGCCGGCGCTGGAGCTGGTGGCATGAGCCCGGCCGACCTGCTGGCCGTAGACGGCCTGTCCAGGCGCGAGCGTCGCGTCATCGAGATCGCAGCGCGCGAGCGGGTGACGCACGCGGACATCGCTGATCGGCTGGGGATCTCGGCCAGCCAAGCGGGCTGGGTCTACATCCGCGTGACGCCCGAGATGGTGCGCACGGGTGAGGCGCTGACGTGGGTGATGGAGTTCGTGGGATGAGCCCGGCGGAGCTGCTGGCCGTCGACGGCCTATCCAAGCGGGAGCGTCGCGTCATCGAGATCGCAGCGCGCGAGCGGGCCACGCACGCGGACATCGCCGATCGGCTGGGCATCTCGACCAGCCAGGTGAACCAGTGCCTCGTTCGCGCACGCCAACGGGCGCAGGGCAAGCGCGCCCCCGCGCGCACATCGCGCACGCTCAAACCCGTCATGGACGCCGACTGGTTCCCGCGCCAGGTGGCCTACGTGCGCAGCCTCGCGAACTCCCCAGACCCGACGCACCAGCAGCGCTACCTCAACGGTATCGCGCTCGTGTGGGGGCAGGAGTGGGCGGATCGGGTTGAGCAGGAGGCGGCGAATGGCGGATGAGGCAAACAAGCTGCGCGTGGTCGACTTCCCCGGCCACAACGTGCAGGACATCCCGCGCATGCTGCGGGCCATGGCGGACGAGATCGAGGCGGACAAGGACGCCGCGCCAGCGCAGATGCTGTGCGTGGGCTACCGCGAGGACGCGCAGCGCGCGGAGATCGACCTGTTCATTCTCGGTGGCGACCTGCGCACGGCGACGATCCTCGGCGTGCTCGAGATGGCCAAGGACTACGTGTTGAGGCCGGAGTGATGTTGGACGCGCCGTGGTGCGACGGACCCTGCGAGTGCCTGCAGTGCGGAAAAGAGTGGATGGGCGTGTGGCCGCTGGCGTGCGACGACTTGGAGTGCCCGGAGTGCGGTAGCAGGGACACCGTGCGCGATGCGTATGAGAAGTAGCAGCAGATCATCAACCAACGAAAGGGAAATAGATGACCGACGAGCAGATCGAAAAGGAAATTCAGGCCAAGGGGCTCAACGCGCCGCGCATCACGCCGGCGGACATCGAGGCGAACATCGCGAGCGAGTTCTGCTTCACGGCCAGTGAAGGTGTTCTTGGCGCAACGGATATGGGGACACGCCCCGCAGGTATTGCCGACAGCCTCAACCGGCTGACGATCTGCGTGCTCGTGTTGCGCAACGGCTTCACCGTCACGGGTGAGAGCGCATGCGTGAGCCCGGAGAACTTCGACGCCGAGATCGGCCGCAAGGTGGCGCGGCGAAACGCCCTGAGCAAGCTGTGGCCGCTGATGGTCTACGAGCTGGCCGAGCGGCTTTCAAAGCAGTAGCAAGCCCCAACCGCGCCGGGGCCAAAGAGGCGCGGGAACGATGAAGGAGCAGCAGCGATGATGAAGAAGAGCAAGGGCAAGATGCCGCCGGGCAAGGGCGGAAAGAAGGGCTGCTAGGGAAGCAGGCAAAGGAGACGAGGGCCGGGTTGGGAAGCTCGGCCCTCAATCGCGAGAGGTGTGGATGGAACGATGGGAAGAAATTGCCGCTGAGGCATGGCGCGACGATCGAGTGCTGGTGGGGTCTGCGTCCTGGTACGCGGGAAACATACTCGTATTTCAGCGCGTGATCGGATGGCCTGACAGCGATTGCGCGGCCGTTATGCGCGGCAGCCGACGCGTGATTCAGTTGCGGAGGAGCGCGCGATACCACTTCCCTTCGGAAGTGATCGAACGATACATCCGCAGGTTTTCTTCCCCGCCGCTATTCCCCGGTGACGTGGATGTTGTGTTTCTAGAACTCGGGCTTAAAGACAAGATCGAGCGTATGGCTGCGCGATATGAAGCGAGCTACCAGTGGATATGGGAATCCACGCGCACCTTTCTTTCTCGCAAGTTGATCGTGAGAAACGGCGCGTTTCAATCGTGGCTGTACAAAATCGATTTGCCGTTGCGGTTCAGCCGCGATGTTCCTCGCGTGGACGGGAAGAGGGTGTTCCGGGTATTCGAGCAGCGGCACTACAGCAGCATGGCGCAACTTGTTTGCAGCGGCGGGAGGTGGGAGAGGGAAGGAGATCGCGAATACAGATTCATTCCGGAAGGACGGAAGCGCGCAGTAAGCGGCATGTACACGCTGCTTCGGTGTTGCGCGATTTGCGGTGCGCAGGGCGGTCCACGGCGAGTGAAAGAGTACGTAGTGAGGAATCATTTGCCCGGAGATGTCGGGCGATACGACCCCGTGCCATATGAGCCGCTTTGCAACCGATGCTGGGGGAAGTCACAAGCGTTTCAGAGGAAAGTGCGAGCAGTTGACGATCTTCGTCGAATGACCAACTTGTTGGAAAAGGAGATTCGAGATGTCAGAAAGAAAGCAGGCAAGGTTGAACAAGCACGGCGAGCTTCGCCAGTACCTCGCGGATTGCATGCTGGCAGTGAGGGACGGCGACATGGCGGTCGAGAAGGCATCGGTGACGATGAAACTCTCGCGTGAGATCACCGAGAACTACTACGCCGAGTTGAAGATGCACAAGCTATGCCTTGAAATGGGCGCTCAGCCTCCGCAGTTGGGCGATGCACCAATTGGTCGAGCCGGGATAGACGACAGGCCAGGAGACTGACGACGTGTACGAAGAGAGCGAAGCGCACAAACGAATGGTGAAGGCATTGAGCAGCGACGCTTCGCCTCCTTCCGTAGCTCAACTGGCCGCGCTGCTCGCGAAGGTGGCGGCTGACGGCGCATTGCTGGCCGTCAATGCTGCCGAGCAGTCTCGCATCGTGCAGGATCAGATCCGCGATCTTCAACGGCGGCTGGATCGACTGGAGGGCAAGCGAGATTGACCGACGACAACGGCAAGGCCGTACCGCTGAACGCCGGCTCCCGCGGCCTCGCCCGCGATCCGGCCGACTGGTACGAGCAACAGGAGGCACGCACATGCAAGGGCTGCGCCCATGAGATCACTGTCACCGTCGCCGGCCATCACGCGCTGGCCTGCGACAAGAATCGACGCTATGGACGGAGGTGCAAGCTCTATGACGAACGGCAGCCCATGGGTCGGTAGCGCGCCGCTTTCGCTCGATCGGTGTCTCGCGATATGGGGCGCATGGGAGCGAGGGTACAGCGGCGGTCCGCAGCCGGTGAAGGTCGCGACCTGGGCGCGCGCCGGGGGCGTTGCTGCTCGCGCGGACGGCTCGGCAGAGGCGCACCTCTCCTCGTCGGACAAGTGGATCGCGCAGCATGTGAGCAAGGCCGTCGAAGCCCTGCCGCGCCGGGACTGGCAGACCGTGCTCGAGATCGAATACATCTGGAACGGCAACGTGCCGCGCGTCTGGCGCTCCAACCGGCTGCCGAAGGAGCGGGCGATGCTCGAAGCGCTGCTGGCCGACGCAAAGGGCGCGGTCGAGCCCATCCTGCGCAATCGCATCGGGGTGCGGCTGTCTTGACATTCGGCGCGAAAAAGCTTCCAATCGCATCCAAGTTCGGGGGGTTGCCCCCGTAGCAATCGAAGCCCCAGACCGGAAACGGCTGGGGCTTTTTGCATTCCGGCTTCCTCCCCGCTGGCGTTTCCTCCTTTGGCGCCAGCACCTCCGGCCCGCTCCCCGTCTCCTCCTCCGGGGCAGCGGGCCTTTTCCTTTTCGGAGACGGTTCGTGATCGACGGCGACGTGATGCTAAAGATCTGCCCGCGCATGACGCGCTCGGATGCCGAGGCGTGGGGCGCTGCGCTGCAGGCTGCGGCCGTCGAGTTCGACATCACGACGGACGACCAGCAGGCGATGTGGCTCGCGCAGCTATGTCACGAGTCCGCGGGATTCTCCGCGCTCACCGAGAACATGAACTACTCGGCCGGGCGGCTGGCGCAGGTCTGGCCGCACCGCTACGCCGTCGACCCGAGGGCGATCCACAAGCGGCCGAACGAGCTTGCGCACCGCATCGAGCGAAAGCCCGACTGCATCGCCAACGACGTCTACGCCAACCGGATGGGCAACGGCGCGCCGCACACGGGCGACGGCTGGCGCTTCCGCGGGCGCTACCCGGCGCACCTGACCGGGCGCGAGAACTACACCCGGGCGGGCGAAGGCACCGGCCTCGACATGCTGACCGACCCGGACGTGCATCTGCGCGACCTCGAGGCCATGGCGCGCATCTCGGCGTGGTTCTGGTGGGACAAGAGCCTGAACGAGCGCGCGGACGAGGGCGACTTCGGCGCCGTGGTGAAGGTCTGGAACGGCGGGCACATCGGCTTGACCGAGCGCATCGCCTGGCACAAGCGCGCGATGGACGCGCTCGGAGTCGCCTGATGGAGCGCCGGCCGATGAAGAAGCGACTCGGCGAAGCGTTCGCCGCGGCTCTCATGTGGGCGTTCTTCGGCGCGGCGACGCTGCTGCTGATCGCCGTGTTTCCGCTGCTCATCCTGCGCTACGTGCTGATCGGCACCGACGCGGCGCGCGACGCCGTGAAGCAGCCCGGGAAGGCGCTCGACCAGGTGGTCAACTGCGCGTTCTTTCGCGGGCATCCCAAAGAGACCATATCGAGCCACGCCGGCCGCTGGCTCTTCCTCAAGCCCAGCGAAGCGCCATGGTGGGCGCACGCCGTGGATCGGATCACCGGCTGGTTCGAGCCCGGGCATGTGGTGAAGGCGATCGAAGCTCCGTTCCTGCGGGAGCCGCTGGAGCGATGAAGCGCGCCGCCATTGGTGCGGTCGGCCTGTTGGCCGGCGCGTTCGTCGCTGGGTTCCTCGCCCGCGCGCTGGGCGCATTCCGTGACCTGGCGAAGAGCCTGGACCGCGAGGACGCCGAGCTGACGCGCCGGTGGATCAAGGATGAGGTCAAGGACGAGCTTCGCAAGAAGCTCGATTCGCTATGAGAGACCGCCGCCGCCAGCCGTGGCGCATCCACACCATGACGCTCGGCGCCGTGCTCGCCGTGATGGGCATGTACGCCTTCAGCCCGATGGACACATCGTTCACCGCTACGCTCGCGCGCATGGGCCTCGAAGAAGCGTGGGGCGTCGCGATGATCCTCGGCGGGCTCACGCTCGGCGTGTCGGCGCCGATGCAGCGCCGCTACGCCCGGTGGGTGGGGAACATGGGCGGCATGATGGCGGCCGGCTGGACGTTCTCGCTGTGCTGGACCGCCGGCATCCTGACGCCGACCGTCGCCGCGTGCGGGGTCATCGCCGTCGGCTGCGCATGGGCGATGCTGCGTGACGCATTCGCCGGCCGAGAATACCGCTGCATGGTTCGCCAGACGGGACGGTGGGAGGTTGCCAGTCGTGGCCGCCAGTTCTGATACTGCGGCGCTTGCAGTGCCGGCCGCAGCTGCGCACGGGTCAGGGTGGCTCGCCGGCATCATCGCCACGCTGACCGAGACGCATCGGCTGTTCGACCAAAGCCCGCTGCTCGGCTTCATCGCCATGGGGCTGCTCGGCGCATTCGCCGGATGGGCGCTCGCCATCGAGAGCGGCAAGCTCGACGAGATATCTGGGCGCGCGCAGGCGAGTTCGCTCCTGCGTCGCGTCGGCATCGGCATCGCGATCGGTGTGGCGACCGGCGTCTGGTGGGCCGACCAGCCGGGCGCATCGCGCGGCATGTGGATGCTCGTCGCGGGCGTGGTGGCGGCGGCCCCGGTGGATCTTTTCCGCACGGGCCTGGATCTGCTGACCACGTTCCTGCGCCAGCGCATCACCGGCAAGACGGACGAGCCGCCGAAGTGACACGACGCTGGCTATTCTGGGTCGCATACGAGTGGACGCTGATCGGGCTCGCCTACGCCTGCGCGCTGCGCTGGCCGCTGCTGTGGCCGCTGGCCATCCTCGTCATCGGCACGCGGCAGCATGCGCTCGCCGTGCTCGGGCATGAGGCGGTGCACTACGCGGTGCATGGCACGGCGCGGCTCAACCGGCGGATCAACGACGCGCTCGGCAACGTGCTCTGCATGTGGCCGCTGCTGGCCGACGTGGCGGGCTACCGGCGCTGGCATATCCAGCATCACCAGTTCGTCGGAACCGAACTCGATCCCGAGATCGACCAGCGGGCGCTGTTCGCCGATCGGTGGCGCGACCTCACGCCGAGGCGCAAGCGCGTGCTGCTCGTGAAGGATCTGCTCGGGATGCACTGGCGGGAATCGTTCGCGATTCTCCGGACAACCTCCGGCGCTTGGACGCTGACACGGAGCGCGTATGTATTGGCCTTGGCCGGTCTGGTGGTGGTGGGCTTGGGATGGGCTGCTCTCGTGGCCTGGCTGGTGGCAATGGCTACTGGGGCCCTTGCTGCTATGCGTGCTCGCATGTATCGGGAGCATCTTGGGCCGGAAGTGACGCAGGTGTACGAGGCGCGATGGTGGGAGCGGGCGCTGTACCTGCCGCACTACGTCTGGATGCACGAGCGGCATCACCGGCGCGGCTGCTGGTCGGTGCCGTGCTGGGATCTCAAGAAGATCGCGCCGTGAACGTGTGGCTGATCGTGGCGCTCGTGTTCGTCGGTTCGCACGTGGGCGCCGGCTGGTACTGGCGCCTCGACGGCTATCAGGAGGCGCAACGTGACGCTCAGGCAGCGCAAGACGATGCAGTGGTTGCGGGAATCGAGGCAGCGAACGAACTGGCTGCGCGTGACCTCAAGCGAGCCGTTGCTGCCGAGCGTGCTCGAGCAGACAAGCGCGCAGCTGCGTACGAGCGAAGCGCAGGACTGCAAGAGTCGATCCGAACCGAGATCGTCTACCGCGATCGCGATTGCCGCATCCCTGATGCTGATCGGCTGCGCGTCAACGACGCGCTCGCTGCCGCCCGCGACGCCGGTGAGAGTGCCGCCGGCCGCGGCGATGGTGCCGTGCCTGGTGCCGAGCGATCTGCAGACGCCGGATCTGGCGGCGGTGACGACCAAACTGCTCGAGACGGCCGAGGCGCTGGCCGAGTGCCGAGCGAAGCACCGTGAACTCGTGGACTGGATAGGACGCTGAATGGACTTGAAACGATTGGCCGCCCTGATCGGCACGATGCCCGGGTACAGCGCGCAGACGCCGACGGCGGATGTCGTGGCGTGGGTGCGCGAGGAGATCGAGACGCCGATGCCGTCGCGGTTCGTCACCGCGCTGACGATCCTCTCGGAGCTGCCGATGCTCGCGGACAGCATCCTCGGCAAGCTGCGCGCCGCTGCGGAGCAGAACGAGTCGGTGTACTGGGCGGTCGAGGCGCTACGCGCTCAGGGCCTCGACGTGTGCGACCCGGTGACTCAGGCGCGCATCGACTATCTCGCCGCCGGTGAGGCGCCGCTGTTCACGGCCGAGGAAGCTGCCGCGCTGAAAGGGATGGGGGAGCAGATGGCATCGCGTTGGGTAAGCGTGGGCGGCTCGCCAAATGACCAGGACGGCTACATCGCCCAGGTGGTCGACGGCGTACGGGGGTGGGTCTGATGGCGATCTCGACGAACGATCTCATCGACAAGTTCGGCACCCAGGACAGGGTAGATGACACATCCACGAGTGCTATCGCGTCTGGTGCGTTCTCGGTCGCGGCAGACGTCTCGACGTGGACGAACGACGACGATGCGCCCGAAGCGGTGTTCGCTCTCAAATGCCAATGGGCGACGGTCACGAACGTAGCGAACAAGGTCGTCAACCTTTACGCCAAGCCGCTCAACATCCAGGGCGCGAACGATCCGGTCGACCCGAGCACGAACCGCAAGGGGACGCTGATCGGCAAGTTCACGGTCTACGCCGCGAGCACAGGCACGGATTACTGGTTCAACAGCGATGACATCTGCCCGCTGCCGAACTATCAGTCGAGCCAGGACTATGAGTTCTACCTGGAGAACCTGACCGGCCAGCAGATCAGTGCTGGCTGGGAACTCTACATCACGCCCAAGACAGTGGGTCCGCACGCCTAAATGCCCTACTTGACCCGCCGCAGTCGACCATCGCGCTCGCAGCCTCAAGGGGTCGTGCGCCCTCGCTCACGCGGCGACTGGAGTTTTCTGTGGAAGGGTTCGGACTACAACCACGCGGCGGTAGGCGGTCCGGCGACGACGATCACAGGGGCGCCTGCGCTACGTGCAGGCGATGCTGGCATGTCGCCGGACTTCACCGGCTCGACCGACTTGCGCTGGAACTTCGCGGCGACCGGGGCGAACCCGAGCGAGTGCACGTACTTCGTGCTGGTGCAGCTTGATTCGTCCGGTGCTAACCAAACCCTTTTAGCGCAGTCGTTCAGCGGCGGCACCGGGTCGTACATGCGGTTGCTGTGGGACTTTGCCACCTATGCCGGATGGATGTGGCAATGCGTCGGCAGTACCGCGTTCGTCAATATGAGCACAGGGGGCCTCTATCCGGCTTCTGCACTGGCGTTGGCTGTTGGCATCTACCGATCCGGGACCGGCGCGAAGGAACTATGGGTCAACGGCACTCAGATCGCGTCGGACACCACCGATGTCGGAAACTTCAGCTTCAACCAGACAGAGATGGGCGTGTTGGTCCGCAACGGCCCAAATCTGCGTTGCGACGGGCGCATCTATCACGCGGGCATCGCCCGGCGCGCCTATTCGCCGAGCGACGTTCTCGCGCTGACGGACCGTCTGTATAGCCCGCTCCAACCTCGACGAACCGCGTACTTCTTCCCGAGCGCGGGCGGCGGACCGTCCTTCTCCCCATGGTGGGCCAGTGCCCGCAGCGGCATCATCGGCGCAGGAGTGCATTGATGTATCCACGGAATGCGGCGAGTCCAGAGCGCATCAGCATCGGGCCGGTGGTGCAGATCTCGGACGGCGCGGTGCAGACGAGCGGCGTGAGCGTCAAGGTGCTGCCCCAAGGCGGCACCGCTTCTGCCGGCAGCGGCACGGTCGGCTACGAAGAGGGCATCGTCCACTACACGCCGACGCAGGCAGAGACGAACTACGCCAGCTTCATCGTCATTGCCTACAAGACCGGCTGCATCCCGGTGGCGCAGACGGTCGTGACGAGCAAGTCGGCCACGACGGGCTATGCCGGTGTCGACTGGTCGCAGATTACGGGCGCAACGTCGACGGTCGACCTCTCGGGCACGACGATCAAGACCGCGACCGACGTCGAGACGGATACCGCCGACATCCAGAGCAAGATCGGCGCTCCTGCCGGTGCCTCGGTCAGCGCGGACGTGGCGGCGATCAAGTCGCAGACAGCCGCGATCGAGACGGACACTCAGGACATTCAAGGCCGGCTCCCGGCCGCGCTGGTATCGGGGCGAATCGACGCCTCGGTGGGCGCGATGGCGGCGAACGTGGTCACGGACACGGCGATCAACACCGGCGCGCTCACCGCGGCCAAGTTCGCAGCCGGCGCCATCGACGCAGCCGCAGTCGCCGCCGATGCGTGGCAGGAACTGATCGAGCAGCTATTCACATACAACGCGACGGCCGACTATGCCGGCGCGACGGCCGGCTCGCTGGTGAAGGAGATCGCCGACAACGCGGGCGGCTCAAGCCTCACCGCCGCCGACATCGCCGATGCGGTGTGGGATGAGGCCATCACCGATCACCTGACCGCAGGCACCACGGGCAACGCGCTCAACGCCGCCGGTTCGGCGGGCGATCCGTGGTCGACGCCTCTGCCGGGCGCATACGGCGCCGGCACGGCGGGCAAGATCATCGGCGACAACCTGAACGCGCCGGTCGGCACGGTAGATGCCGTCGTCGATGCGATCAAGGCGGTCACGGACGCATTGCCCGACGCGGGCGCGCTCACGAGCTTGGCGACCGCTGCTGCGCTCACGACCGTTGACACGGTAGTCGACGCCATCAAGGCCAAGACCGACAACCTGCCGGCCGACCCGGCGGATGCCTCGGACATCGCTGCCGCCTTCACGGCGCTGGAGTCGCACGGCGATTCCAACTGGGCGACGGCGACCGGCTTCTCGACACACAGCGCGGCCGACGTGTGGAGCGCCGCGACGCGCACGCTCACCGCCATCGACGAGGACAGCACGACGCTCGACCTCGATGCCACCATCCGCGCCGCAGTCGGGCTGGCCGCCGCGAACATGGACACGCAGTTCGGCGCGGTCACGCTGGCCGACGGGTCGTTGACCGCAGCCAAGATCGCGTCAGGTGCGTTCACCGCGGCAAAGTTCGCGGCAGGGGCCATCGACGCCGCAGCGCTCTCCACGGACGCCGCACAGGAGATTCGCGACGCCATCACGGGCGCCACGCTCTCTGAACTCACCGGCGACCCGGGCGCGGCCCCGACCCTGGCCGGGGCGATCATGCTGCCGTTCATGGCGATTCGGAACAAGCGGGACACGGATTCCAGCGGCGGCACCGACGAGATCCACAACAACGCGGGCTCGGTCATCCTGACCGCGACCATCTCCGATTCCGGCACAGTGTTCACGAAAGGCAAGTACGCATGATGACGCTCGACACGAACTTCACGCTGGTACTGTTGGCGCTGTTCGTCGCGCTGCTCGCGGGGTGCTTTTTGGTCGTCGCCATCGTCGGTGGGCGCAAGATCGCCATGCTGCGCGATTCCCTGTACGCGCTAGAAGACGAAGTCCATTCGCTGCAAGTGCGCCTGGACGGTGCCAGCGAGACCGCGCGCACGTTGTCCCGCGCCGTCGAGCAGGCAGGCGTGATCGAGCAGTGGCGGCGCGAGATGGCAAAGTGCCCCGAGGGCAGCCCGAAGCACACCGCCTACGTCAACCGGCTACGTGAGGTCGGCGCGCTGTAATGGCCTGGACGCGCACCAAGCGCATGTCCGTGCAGCGTTACGGCGCGCCGGGCGTCCTGCCCAACGCCGACGGCAGCATCGACGTCGGTGACCGCGCGCACGTGGCCGGGCTCTTCGCTGCGGACTCGTACCCGTCGCCGGTGGTTCCGACGCCCGTGACAGGAAATCAGATCAAACACATCACGGCGCGCGTTTTCGGCCACAAAGGCTTCGAGACGTGGCGCGTGGAGATTGCGAGACGACCATGGCAAAACTCGGCGGGCTACGAGGCTCCCCAGACCCTGTCACCGGCCTGACGAAACTCGAACGCGAGTTTGTCGAGGCATGGATCGAGAACGGGCACACAAACGCGACAGGCGCGTATATGCGCATCCGGCCGAATGCCAACGAGGACACGGCCAAGAAAGAGGCGCGCGAGATGCTGCACCGGCCGCGAGTCGTTGCCTATCTCGCCAAGATCAATGCGGAGTCCGAGGCCAAGCTGGTGGAGAGGACAGTCGCAACGCGCGAATGGATTGAGCAGAAGCTGGTCGAGATCGTGGAGATCGGCATGGCGGCCGTGCCCGTGCGCGACAAGAAAGGCAACGAGACGGGCGAGTACCAGTCGACGAACCTGCCTGCGGCGAACCAGGCGCTGCGCATGCTCGGCATGGAGCGGGGCATGTACGTGGAGAAGCGCGAGACCGGAAAGCCCGGCGAGTTCACGAACCTGACCGAAGACGAACTGGAAAAGCGAGTCCGAGAACGCTCGGCGAAGTTGGGGGTGGTCGTCCATCTTCCGGCGCGCAAGAAATCGAAATGATGCATGGGGCGCCTTGACGAGCTTCTGATCCTCGACAAGGAACTGGCGGAACTCGAGCGGCGCCGCGCGCGCGATAGCTTCGCCGTCTACGCAGGACTGCACATCCCGGCCGAGGTCGAGAATGACGACCTCGATCAACTGCACAAGCTGCCGATGCCGGCCCGGTATCTCCCGGCCGCGCATCACCAACTGCTGTGCGAGAAGTTGCAGGAGGTCGCCGACGGCACGCTGAAGCGGCTGATGGTGTTCATGCCGCCCGGCAGCGCGAAGTCGACCTACGTTTCGGCGCTGTTCCCGGCGTACTACCTCGGCCGCCATCCGAACAAGTGCGTATTGCAGGGCAGCTACAACGCCGACCTGGCCGACAGATTCGGGCGACGCGCACGCAACGCGTTTGCGTCGCCGACGCATCAAGAGATCTTCGCCACACCGCTCGGGAAGGGCGCGGCGGGCGAGTGGGAAACAGCGCTCGGCGGCGAATACTTCAGCTTCGGCATGAAGACGGGGGTTACCGGCCGACGCGGCGATCTCATCGTGATCGACGATGCGATCAAGGGGCGCAAGGAGGCGGACTCCAAGACCGAGCGCGATTCGGTCTGGGAGACCTACAAGGCCGACGTGCGCACTCGGATGAAGCCGGGCGCGTCGATCGTCTACGTGGCCACGCGCTGGCACGAGGATGACCCCGCGGGGCGCATCCTGCCGGAGAACTGGAACGGCAAGAGCGGCTGGGTCACGGCGCGAGACGGCGAGCGCTGGTATGTGCTTTCGCTGGTAGCCGTCGTCGAGACGCAGGAAGAAGAGGACTACGACCCGCTTGGCCGAAAGATCGGCGAGTGGCTCTGGCCAGAGTGGTTCCCTGCTGGCTTCTTCGATCAAGAGAAGATCACCCAGGGCTCTCGCAACTGGAACGCGCTCTACCAGCAGAAGCCGAAGGCTGATGAGGGTGCGGTGCTCAAGCGCGGCTGGTGGAGGCTGTGGAAGGACGACAAGCCGCCGAAGTGCGAGTACATCGTCTCGGTCTACGACACTGCATTCGAGCCCGAGGAGCAGGACGACTACAGCGCTCGGACGACGTGGGGCATCTTCTGGATAGAGCGGCCACCGCCGATAGCGCCACCGATCTCGGTGAAGACCAATCGGCCGATACCAGCGGTTCCCCACGGGCAGTATTGCGCGATCCTGCTTGAGCGATGGAAAGGCAAGGTCGAGTTTCCTGACCTGCGCCGCATCGCGCAGGAGCACTACGACAAGTACAAGCCAGACCGCGTGTTGATCGAAAAGAAGTCGAGCGGTCACAGCCTGATTCAGGAACTGCGCCGGGCCGGCGTGCCCGTGCGGGCGCTGGCGGCCGACAAGTCGAAACTGGCGCGGGCGCATGCGGCGAGCGTCGTGCTCGAGCAGGGCGCGGTGTACTACATGGACAAGAACTGGGCGCAGGAAGTAATCAACGACTGCGCCAAGGCAACGTTCATCAAGGGCGACCCGGGCAACGACATCGGCGACACCTGCGTGTACGCGTGGTTGCACCTGCGCAACCTGTTCTGGTTGCAGCTTGAAGACGAAGACGATGAACCCGAAGAACCGAGGCGAGAGATCAGACTTGGATACGGAACCTGACGCGATCGCGCTGGAAGACATCCCGGCACCACCGCAGCCCGAGGTCATTCTGTACGACGATCTGCTCGCGCAGGCCGGGCTCATGCTGCAGTTCATCGACGCCGGCGGCTTGAGCGACGCGTGGCGCGCATACGAGGTGGCAGACACGCCGCAGCGCCGCGCCGAGATCGCCTACGCCACGCGGATGCGACTTTCACCGGACCTGTGATCACAATGCCGGACGAGATCCTGACCTGCCAACACCTGCGCGATGAGATCGAGGCGCTGTTTCCGTACAGCGGATCGATGGACCGCCAGCACATGAGCCCGGTGTGGACAGGCAAGATCTCGTCGCGCACCTACGCGCTCCGCGCCCGCGGCGCCCGCGCGGAGGTCCGGCTTCTCACCGCCATGCTCGAGCACTTCGTGCAGGCCAAGCGCGCGTTGGGCAACCGCACGGACGTCGGCGTCATCTGGCGCCGCGAACCATTCTTAGTCACCGAGGACGACGGGCAAGTGATCCTGCGCATGCGCGCGGCGCTTGTCGACTCGGACGGACAAATCGACGTAGCAGGACTTCCGCAGAAAGCGGAAGGCGTCCCCTCTCGGAGCATCGACTAGACCATGGCCGGATCTTCACGTGCGCACAGGAACGAGCGAGTCCTGGGCGAGGACGACGCTCGCCCGGACGCACCGCAGGATCTGTACTCCGAGATGATCGCGCCAGAGTCGCCGTGGGATACGGCCGACGGCATGCGCATGACTCCGCTCGAAGACGGCGGGCTGGAAATCATGCTCGACGGGGCCCCGATCGAAGAGGCCGCGCCGCAGCAGCCGCCGGAGCACGCAGAGAACCTTGCGCTGCGCATGACCTCGAGCGATCTCAACAGGATCGGCCAGCAGGTGATCGAATGGGTCGAGGCAGATGAAGAATCGCGCAAGCCGTGGTGGGATCGGCTGGAGCAAGGCCTGCAGAAGGCAGGGATCATAGATCAGCGGGAGCCAAGCAAAGACTTGAGCATCGCCGGCGCTTCGCGAGTCGTGCACCCGATGCTCGTCGAGGCTGCCGTACAGTTCCAAGCGCGTGCGCTGGAGGAACTGTTTCCGAGCTCGGGGCCGGTCAAGTGCGTACCGCTGGGCACGCGCATCACCAAGGAACTGCAGGAGCAGGCCGACCGCGTCGCAGATTTCATGAACTGGCAGATCGTCACGCTGGACGACTCCTACTTCTGGGACGTCGACCAGATGCTGTTCTACCTGCCGTTCTCAGGCTCGGCGTTCAAGAAGTCCTACTTCGACCGCATGCGCAAGCGCCTCTACTCGCGCTTCATCAAGGCCGACAACATCATCGTGCCCTACGGCGCGCAGACGAACGAGGAACCTCGCCAGACGCACCGCTTTACCCTGTCGCACAACGAACTGCTCAAGATGCAGAGGCGCAAGCTGTACGTCGATGTCGCGATTTCCGTGCCAGCGCCAAAGCAAGAGACGACGCTGTCGGACAAGGCGGACGATGCCGAGCCAAGCAGCATGATCTTCGAGTCAGATCACGAGATGGTCGAGTGCCATTGCGAGATCATCGTTCCTGGGATCGATCAGGGAGGCGAGTACGCAGACATCGCGTGGCCGTATACGGTCACGGTCGAGCGCGAGTCCGGGCAGGTCATGGCCATCTACCGCAACTGGAAGGAAGCCGACCGTGACCGCAACCGCCGGCGTTGGTTCACGCATTACCGCTACCTGCCCGGCTTGGGCTATTACGGCTTCGGGCTTTTCCACGCGATCGGCGGCTTGAGCGAGGCGGCGACCGGAACCCTGCGTGCATTCCTTGATGCGGCCGGGTTCGCGAACTTCCAGGGCGGATTCAAGAGCAAGGACGTCTCCATGAAGAATGGGGAAATCGTGCTCGAGATGGGCAAGTGGAAGGACGTCGATTGCTCTGCCGAAGAACTGACGAAGGGCTTCTACACGCCGCCATTCAAGGAGCCGAGCGCATCCATGCCGGCAGTGCTTGGCCTTCTGACCGAGGCTGGCCAGCGTTTTGCGTCGACGACTGAAGCAATGGTGGGCGAGGGCACGAACAACGTGCCGGTCGGAACAACGGTCGCCCGCATCGAGCAGGGGAGCAAAGTTTACACCGGGATTCATCGCAGGCTGCACCGGGCAGCGGGCGAGGAGTTCAAGCTGCGCGCCGAACTGAATGGCGAGCACATCCCGGTCGAGGGCTACCCGTATGTGCACGGGAGGTCCAGCAAGACGGCGCTCGCGCAGGACTTCGACGATCGCGTCGACGTCTCCCCGGTGAGCGACCCCAACATCTTCAGTTCGACGCAGCGCATTGCCATCTCGCAAGCCAGTCTGCAGCTGGCGCAGTCGGCACCCGGGCTCTACGACCAGTACGAGGCGCACAAGCGCATGCACCAAGCGCTGAAGACGCCGGACTTGGAATCTCTTCTGATCGACCCGGACGACATTCAGCCGAAGGATCCAGTGTCCGAGGGGCAACTGGTGCTGCACGGCAAGCCGTTCAGGGCGTTCCTGCAGCAGGCGCACGACGCGCATCTGATCGTGCACATGAACCAGGTGCAGCAGTTTCAGGGCACGCCGACCGGCAAGCAGATCGTTCCTGTACTCGTCGCGCACATGGCCGAGCACATCGCGCTGAAGTACCGCCTCGAGATGGGCGCCATGCTTGGCGTGCAGCTTCCGGATCCGAGCGCCAAGGACGCGCAGCCGGTTCCACCGGAGATCGAGAATGCGATCGCGGTACGAGCGGCGCAGGCCATCCAGATGATGCAGGCGCAGATTGCTGCGCAGCAGGCGCAGCAAGTCGACCCGGCCGCCGCGCAAGCGCAGGCCGACAGCCAGCGCAAGGACAAACTCGTCGAGGCCGACATCGCCCGCAAGGACAAGATCGCGGAAGCCGAGCAGCGGCGCAAGGATGCCGCGTTTCAGGCCGAGCAGCAGCAGGAGCAGGAGGCGCGGCAACTGGAGGCCGCGCAGGCCGTCATCGACCAGAACGGCGTGACCGGCGTCGATCCGCGCATGCTGGTTCAAGCCTCTCAAGAACTCAAGTTGGATCTACAACGCACCCTGGAAGTGATCATGCGCACGCGTGCGGCCGGTCAACAGCAGAACCAGCCGCGAGCCCCGCTTGTTGAAGTGCAGACTTCGTAATGCATGTCAGGGATCTCCTTCGACGGTTTGAAGCGATTCAGGCCAAGAAGATTGCCGAGGCCGATGAAGAACTCGGCAAGGGGAAGGCGAGCAGCATGGAGGATTACAAGCGTCGCTGTGGCGTCAATCAGGGCCGCCGCGACGCCGTCTCCGATCTGCGTGCCTTGATCGACGACATCTCAAAAGACGAAGACGACGACCAATGAGCGACGATTTCATAGACAAGCACGGGTGGGCCGAAGCCGAAGGCGACGACTACCTGACCGATGAGCAACTGGCAGCCCGGCTCAAGGATGCGCCGCGGCCGACGCTGTGGCGCGTGCTGCTGCGCCCGCGCCCTCCGAAGCGCATGTCGGCCGGCGGGATTCACCTGCCCGGACAGGCGCAAGACGCCGAAAGCCATCTGAACTACGTTGGCCAAGTGATCGCGCTCGGCCCGCTGGCAGGCCAGTCCGACAAGTTCGGCGGCAAGTGGGACATCAAAGTCGGCGATTGGGTCGTCTACGGCCGCTACGTCGGCCAGCGCATGACGCACAAGGATGTGCGCCTGCTCATGGTGGATGACGATCAGATCCAGGGCGTTCTCGCGGATCCCTACGCGCTGAAGATCTACGCCTAACCCATCACATCGACATCGCCGGTCGATCGCCGAACGGCCCCGTGGAGAAATCCCGGGGCCGTTTGCTTTTGGTGGGCCGGCAACGAAAGGCCCCACAAACATGGCAGACGAAACCACGTTCGCGAACCTCGACGGTTCGCTGGACGACGATGTGCTTGACCCATCGCAGAACGAGGCTGGCAAGCAAACCGACGGCACGGGCGAGATCGACGACGGATTCGCAGACCTGCTTTCTGCATCCGACACGATCGAGGTTCCAGGGATGGAACTCGAAGATCCCGATCCTGCGCCGCAGCCTCCAGCATCCGAGGAAGAGAACGAAGACCCGGACGACGACAGCAAGCTGTCCGAGTCGATGAAGCGCAGGCTGCTGCGTCAGCGGCGAGTCGTCGAGCAAGAAGTCGAATCTCGGTTGCGAGGCGAGATCGACCAGGAAGTGACGACGCTGCGCACCGAAGTCGAGCAGCTACGCCAGCGTGCGACCCCAGCACCGACGACCGGGGCGCCGACAGGCGAGCCGCCTGAACTGGTGGCGATGCGCGAGAAGTTGAAGGAAGCGAAGGACAAGCGCCGCCAGGCCAAGGTCGAAGGCGACGTCGACGCGGAAGAGGCGGCCGACGAAGAAGTTCGACAACTCGACTTCAATGTGCGCGTCGCGGAGGCGACGCTTGCCGCGCATCGTCAGCGCCAGCAGCAGCAAGGCCAGCAGCCGGCAGGGCAGCCGCCGTCGCAGCAGGCGACGCAACAGCAGCCTCGCGCACAGGCCCCGCAGCAACCGCATCCGAACATCGTGGCGTGGAGCCAGCGCAACGCCGGCTGGTATGGCCAGCCCGGCCACGAGGAAGCCACCGCCAAAGCGCGCGAGATCGATCGCGAACTGTGGGGCAAGGGCTACCGACCTGAAGACCCCGACTACTTCACCGAACTCGATCGCCGGCTCAAGAAGTCAGGCGTGAAGCGTCCTGGCGATTCCTCGCCAAGCGGCAATGCCGGATCTCACGTGGCACCTGCGACCGGCGCCGCCACCGGCGGACAGCGTCAGCAGTCCGGCTCCAGCGGGCAGCAGCGCGTGGTGCGCCTTTCGGCGGATGACGTCCGAATGATGCGCAGCCTGAAGCTCGACCCCAACAACCGCGAGCACGTGCTGGCCTACCAGCGCGGCTAACCCTCGGAGCGATACCAGACATGAGCAAGACCAGCGATTTGAAGCGCGACAGGCTTTCAGACTATGCACACGCGACGCGTGCCCAGGAGGGCGTACACCCCGCGAGCCGCGTGGAGGAAGACGAGTGGGTGGAGGGGCGCATCGATCCGGAGCCTCGTCCGGGTCATGCGCAGCGTTGGGTGCGGATCGACCTGCACTCACAAGCGGACAACGCGAACGTGATGAAGCGCTTCGCGGAGGGCTGGCGGCCCCGGCCAGCAGACACCGTTCCGGACGCGGAAGCGTGCGGGTACGCGGTGCAGAGTCGCAATGGCACCAACGTCATCGTCGACCGCGACCGCATCCTGTGCGAAATGCCGATCGAACGGGCGCAAAGGCGCGCGGAAGTCATCGACTTGGCCAACAAGCGCTTGAACATGGCCATCGAGCAGGATCTGAACAAGCACATTCCTGCGGACCAGTTGCGCCAACACACTCGAAAGACTGCCGTCACGGTGGGCAAGCCTCGCACGCCGGTCGTCGCAGACGACGAGTGACCACCTTTTTTCATCCTCGATAGGAGTTTCATCTCATGGCGAACTCGGCCAACTACTTCGGCTTCGCGCCGTCGCGTCACCTGGCTGGCGGGGTCATCCGCGCGTCGGAGCGCGAGATCCTCTACAGCTACGCCACCAAGATCTACAAGGGCGATCCGGTGAAACTCGCCGCCGATGGCACGATCCAGCTTGCCGCCGCCGGCGATCGCATCCTCGGCATCTTTGCCGGCTGCTCGTGGGTCGACTCGGACGGCACGCCTCGCTTCGAGTCGCGCTGGACTGCTCCCGGCGCAACCTCGGGCAGCATCAACGCAAAGGCCCTGGTCTACGACGACCCGAGCATCGTCTTCAAGGTTCGTTCTGGTGGGACGCCTGCACAGACCAACGTCGGCAACCTCGCCGACCACGTCGCCGGCACAGGCTCGGACCTCACCGGCAACAGCGGCGCCTACCTGAGCGGGACCATGGCAAACACCGCAGCTGGCTTCCGCATCCTGGGCTTCGACAAGGCAGTCGACAACGAAGTCGCGCAATACGCCGTGCTCGAAGTGCAGATCTGGGAGCACGAGTTCAACACCGACGAGCCGGCCACCCCGGGCGTCTAACCCTCAACTGATCGCGAGTGGCAGTAGTTCATCGCATCGAATAGGAGAGCATCACCATGCCTGCAAGCGTTATGAATCGCGCTCAGTTCCGAAAGCAACTGCAGAAGGGCCTGAACGCCGTGTTTGGTCTGGAGTACAAGCGCTATCCCGAGCAGTGGCGCGACATCTTCGACGTGGAGTCTTCGGACAAGGCGTACGAAGAGGACGTGCTGATGGCGGGCCTCGGCGCTGCCGCAGTCAAGCCCGAAGGTCAGGGTGTGACGTACGACGGCGGCGGCGAGTCCTACGTCTCGCGGTACGTGCACGAGACGATCGCCTTGGCGTTCGCCATCACCGAGGAAGCCGTCGAGGACGGCCTGTACGGCAACATCGCGCAGAAGTTCAGCAAGGCGCTCGCACGGTCCATGCAGCACACCAAGGAGGTCAAGGGCGCGAACATCCTGAACTATGCCGACAACGTGAGCTATGTCGGCGGCGACGGCAAGAAGCTGCTTGCGACCGATCACCCGCTCTACAACGGGGGGTCGCTGTCCAACCGGCCGACGACCATGGCCGACCTGTCGGAAGCGACGCTCGAGGATGCGCTGGTCGCCATCAGCAACTTCGTCGACGACCGCGGTATTCCGATCGCTGCCTCCGGCGTGCGGCTGATCGTGCCGCCGCAACTGCAGTTCGTCGCGCAGCGGCTGCTGTTCTCGGACTTCCGCCCGGGTACGGCGGACAACGACATCAATGCCCTGAAGAAGATGGGCATGCTGCCGGGCGGGTTCAGCGTCAACCAGCGCCTGACCGACACCAACGCCTGGTTCATCAAGACCGACGTTCCGGACGGCCTCAAGCACCTGAAGCGCATCGCCATCCAGCGCGGCGTCGAGGGCGATTTCGAGACCGGGAACATGCGCTACAAGGCCCGCGAGCGGTACAGCTTCGGCTGGTCCGACTTCCGCGGCGTCTACGGCTCCACCGGCGGCTCGTAATCCAGGCAGACAGCATCGCCTGAATCAAGGGGCGGCTCCTTCAGTGGGGTCGCCACTTTCGTTGTGAGGGGTTGCGGCCTCCCCGGCAAGGTCCGCACGGTTCCAGATCATGGAGACTTTCATCATGCCTCAATCCTCGTTCCCCGGCGGTTTCATGGGCGGCCTGACCGTCCAGAACATGCCCGTCCTCAACAGCTACCCCGGTCAAGTCTTCTGGGTGCACTCGGCGGGCGGCTCGACCGGCGCCGGCACCTTCAACAGCCCGTTCTCGACGCTGGCGCAGGCGATCGCGCGCTGCGTGTCGAGCCGTGGCGACATCGTGATGATCAAGGCGGGCCACGCCGAATCCATCACGGCCGCCGCCGGCATCGCGCTCGACAAGACCGGCGTCACCATCATCGGTTTGGGCAACGGATCCAACCGGCCGACCTTCACGTTCACGACTGCGGTCGGTGCCGACATCGACATCGACGCGGCGAACATCACGATGCAGAACCTGCTGTTCGTGGCTGGCATCGACGCGCTCACCGGCCCGATCGACGTCAACGCGGCCGACTTCTGCATGATCGGTTGCGAGACGCGCGACACCACCGGCTCCTATCAGACGGTCGACTGGATCGACGCGGACGCCAACGCGGATCGCATGCTGATCCTCGATCATGTGCACCGCGGAGCCACCGATGCGGGGGCGGCGTCTTGGGTCACGATCGCGGGCGCAGACGATGTGACGATCGTACCTCGGTTCGTCGACGGGAACTTCTCGGCGGCCTGCATCGAGAACACCGCGGCGGCGTCGAACCTCACCGTGTACGGCCGCGGCGATCATCCGGCGATCATGCGCAACAGGAACGCCTCGGATGTGATCGTGACCGCGCACGCGTCCACCACGGGCACGCAGGGGCCGAACATCTACGCACGCCTGGCGGACAACGCCGCGAACATCACCGAGGCGTTCGTGGGCGCGGCGATGGTCTTTCATCAACCGATCTCGATCGTGAACAACGCGGGCGAGGTCGGCATGCAGACCAACATCACCGCCAGCACCGACGCGTAATAGTGCGTCAGCGGTCCCGGCTTCTCTCTGGGGCCGCTCCTTCCCCATTACGTCACAGGACCGAGCCAGATGCCAACCAGCGGCACGTACACCTGGGATCCATCGATCGACGATATCGTTGCGGAGGCGTTTGAACGCGCAGGCATCGACGACAGTGCGGTTACCTCTGGCCAGCGTGCGTCTGCACGTCGTTCGTTCAACTTCATGTTGGTCGAGTGGCAGAACAAGGGTGTGAAGCAATGGCTCATCGAGCAGCGCTCGGTGACCCTGACCGCGAGTGACGCGACGCCGACGGTCGACGCCAGGATGATCGACATTCTCGACATGGTGCTGCGCCGCGATGGCGTTGACACGCCAGTGCAGTCGATCGGTCGCGCGGAGTACCTGGGGATACCGGACAAGCTGCAAGAAGGCCGACCGGATCGATTCTGGGTCGACCGTCAGCAAGGTTCTTCTGTCCTGACCTTGTGGCCCGTGCCCGAGAACTCGACTGACGTGATCATCTTCAACCAGCTGCGCCGGGCGCAGGACATCGCGGAAGCGAACGCGGCGACCGCGGCAGAGACTGCGGACCTGCAGTACCTGTGGTTGGATGCGGCAGCGGCGGATCTGGCCAAGCGCGTTGCTCTGAAGTTCGCGCCGAAGCGATTCGACGTGCTCAAGGCAGAGGCCGAGAACGCGTATCGACTCGCCAAGCAGGAGACTCGCGAGCGGGCCGACGTGACCATGACGATAGGGGCGGGCTGACCGCATGCACCGATACGCCAAGGGCCGCCATGCGCTGGGCGAGTGCATGCGATGCGGGTTCAGAGTGGCCTACTTGTCGCTGGTCGACGATGGCGACATCCCAGGGATGCGCGTGTGCCGCACCTGCTATGAGCCGAAGCATCCGCAGGAAAGCCCGCCTGCAATCTCTCCGGACGCACAGGCGTTGCACAAGCCCGCGCCTGAAATCTCTGTGCCGGACGATGAGGGCGACGCGGCCCCGGCACTGACCTTCAATGACTGAGACGACTGATCCATGGCCACGATTGGCGACCTTGTGAAGCGTGCGCTGCAGAAACTGCTATGCGAGGAAGACGTATCGCAGTTCTCGACCGCAGAGGTGGCGCATGGGCTGGACGCGGCCAATGCTCTGCTCGACTCGTGGAGCCTCGAGCGGCTGAAGCAGTACAAGACCGTGCTGTCTTCGTTCACGACGGCGAACGGCACGGCGAGCTACACGATCGGCACCGGACAGACCTGGGACACGAGCCAGCCGATCGAGATCGAAAACGCCTATGTGCGCGCAGACGACAACGACTACTTCGTGGAGCCGATCAAGCGGCGCGAGTATCTGAAGATCGCCAACAAGACGAAATCAGGACGCCCGATAAAGCTGTACTTCGAGCGTGGAGATTCAGCGGGCACGGTGTACCTGTGGCCTGTGCCAACTGCTGCCGAGACGATCTGGTTGGACATGCGAAAGGGCATCGCGACTTACGCCGCAGTTGGCGACACCGTCACGCTCCCTTCCGGCTACGAGCGGGCCTTGGTCTGGAACTTGGCGTTGGAACTAGCCCCGGATTACGAAACTGAGCCAAGCGAAATGATCAAGCAGATGGCGGCGCAGAGTCTGGCCGCGATCTTCGACATCAACAGCCCGGTCAGCATGACCGGTCTGCAACAGAATGCCCCGCAGGACCGAGGGCGCGTCATGGACTTGGAAAGGGGATAGCGCGATGGGAAGTTTCGCGGAGCAAGGATCGACGATCGGGCCGATCAAGACGTCCGGCATGAGCCAGGTGGTATTGCCGTCCCAGGTTCCAGGGCAAATCGCCCGCTACCACGTCGCCGCACAGTCTACGACTCGCTCTAGGATTGAGCTTCCGACCGGGGCCAAGGCCATTCGCATCGGCTACTTCGCGCGCAAGACGGATGGGGCAGCGACGGCGGACGGGGAATTGCTCAAGGTCGTGTTCAACATCGCTGGAACGACCGAGGCTGGCAACGCGCTGGCCGAGACGGCATCTTCGCCAGGAAGCACGCTGTCCGGTGTGTCGTACCTCGCCATCCCCATCGACACGGTGTACGAGGCGGCATTCCCCGATCCCGACGACCGGCTGTACTACGTCGATTTCCTGACGCTGACCGCCGAATCCGGCGAATCTGATGTCATCGTCGAGGTCACGCTGTGAGCGTAAGCGGCGGATCGTTCTCGGCAGGGCGTGTATTCCGTGGCGGTGCGCAGGCCGCGCTGCCGTCGAGCTACTACATCGGCTTCTGGCCGTGCCAGCAGGCCGATGGTGATGCGGATGACGAGCAGGTAACGGACCGGAGCGGCAATGAGGCGCATATGACGCTCGGCTCTCTGACGAGTACGGAGGCATGGGCGAGTGCCGGGTATGTGACATCGCTAGACGACGCCAACCACGCGCCAATCATCCCGCTGGCGAATTGGACGCACAGATTCACGGCCGGAAGCCTCATCCTGGCCGCGCAAAGCAACGTCACGAAAGAAGTTGCCGCCGATCAATTTTTCGGGAATGGCGCCGGGTCGTCTCAGCGTGGCTTCGCGCTCCGCTGCGGTACTGGCGGCAACATTCAACCGCTGCTCTACACCACGACGAGCGTATTTGGCTCCGGGACCACAGAGACGCCTTGGGCAACAGCAGTTTTGCGCAGTTGGATGTTCGCGTTCGATTACTTGACCCGCGCCTATTACATCTTCATCGACGGCGCGATCTCGTCCGTCAACGGGGGCACGTTCTCTGCGGCGGATCTTGCGGCTGCGGACGCTAGCGTAATCGTCGGCCCCGCCCTTGGAGGACGGACTAACTTTGCGGCGATGGCGGCCAAACATAGGCATTGCCACGCGCTCGACTTGGCGGGCAAGGGGCTTCCGACCAACCTTGCAGCGCTTGCGCACCGTCTGCACGCTCACCCGCGCCTTATGCTGCGCGATGCGGACATGGTGTTCTGATGGCGCTAGAGGTCAATCATTGGGGGCCTGCCGGGACGCTAGAAGGGCTTTCTGACTTCTCCGCATTCGAGGGCAACGGCGTATCAGATTTCATCGCCAATCTGTCCGCTAGTGCCATGTCTGAGCGCGCCGACCTCATCACGATTGATGGACATTCGGCGATCCAGATCACGCACTTTGCGGGCGATGCGACGGTTGCGAGCGGGAATCGAACGGAGATATCCGTCAACAACTATTCCGGCGTCTACGATTGGGTGGGAGAAGGCGTAGTCGGCGCGACGCTGAACTCATCGTACAAGCGGTATCGGGTCCGATTCCAGGTGCCCGAGCAGGACTTGTCGTATCTGTCCGGCGCTGGTGGGCCGTTCTTCATCTGCGCTCAACTGCATACCATCCCGGACGATAGCCCAGCGGACACGGGTGGCGGACAGCCCGCGCTCTCTGTGCACGTGAGGGTGGATTCATATGGCCGCTATCGGTTCGCCTTGGTGCAGAACCATCCGAGCGATGCCACGTATACCGGACCAGACATCTCGCACGAGGTAGCGTCATGGCCGTTTCGGTTCGGCGAGTGGCAAGACATCCACGTGCATGCAAATCCGTGGAGTCATTCGACGGCGGGGAACATGACGGTTTACCTGAATCGACGTCCTATCTTCGCCGAGATCAGTCAACCGAATTGCCATAACAACAGCCCGGATCGGGGCGGCGGCGGCCTGTGGCCGAAGTTCGGTTGCTACGGCGCGCCAAGCGTGTTCCAGCGGGTTGTGCATTGCGGGTATTTGCTCGGCGACCACGAAGCCACCTTCGCCGACATGTACCCGGAGATCTACGGCGCTGTGCCGCTGGAGCGGGTAGCCGGGCCGAGCGCTTCTATCGGCATCTGATACGAACCAAAGGAACATCGTCCATGACTGGACCCTACAAGGCCGGAGCATCGCGGGCCGGGGCGGGCTCGCCCGTAACCGAAGCGTCCCTGACGTGCTTGGGCTATCAGCAACTCACGAGCCTCGGCGTGGCCGCCGCGCTCACCGTGCCGAGCGGTGCGCGCCTTGCCGTCATCGTCGCCGAGGATCAGGCCGTTCGTTGGCGCGACGACGGCGCCGACCCGACGGCCAGCGTCGGGATGCCGCTCGCGGTCGGCGTGCAATTCACCTATCCGGGCAACCTTTCGGCGTTTCGCGTGATCGAGCAGACCGCCGGGGCGACTCTCAACGTCAGCTACTACAAGTAGAGGCGCAAGACATGGCCAACACGACCTACACCGAAAACGTGACCGTGATCTCCGCGGATACGATGAACGACCTCAACCGGCTGCACTACGCGATCTTCGGCGACCCGGCGACGGGAGCGGAGGCTGTGAACAATGTCATCGCCGGCATGACGGCGGACGCGACGCCGGACCCGGAGGCGGACTATGTGCCGACGCTGGACGCAAGCGCCAGCACGGGCAAGAAGGCGTTGCTGCAAAACCTCTTCGTCAACCCGGCAAAGTCGATCCCTTTCGGCACGACCAACAAGGGCACGCTGGGCCTCAGTCTCGGGCAAAGCTGGGGCATCTCCTGGGAGCAGAGCGCCACCGAATCGCTGCCGGGGATCTTCCGCGTGACCGGCTCGTCGTCGTGCATGGTGGGCTTCGGCGTGAAGTGGTCGCCCAACAGCAACGAGGTGTTGAGCAGCTACGGATCCTCGACGGCCCGCGCTGCGGTCGAGGTCGGGGCCGGCTACATCGACTTCTTCGCGAACACCGCTGCGACCGTTGCGGTTGGAAGTGCCGTCACGCTCAACAAGATGATGCGCCTCACGAGTGCGGGCAAACTCGGCATCGGGATCGCCTCGCCGTCGGCTACGCTCGACGTGCTCGGGCAGATTCGCGTTGGAAGCGACGCCTCCGGGGCCGACGAAGGCACCGGCACCTGCATGTGGAACGCCGCTGGTGGAGATGCTGGAATCGCCGCCTATCAGCAGATGTTCTACACCGGGAATAACGGCGCGCGCGTCGAGCGCATGCGCATTACGAACGGCGGCAATGTTGGCATCGGGATTACGAACCCGAGCTACAAGCTCGTGGTTTCTGACGGCGGCGCTGCTGGCTTCGAGTTCGATCCGACCGCGTCGACGCCGCTGCTGCAGGTCTACAACCGATCGACGCTGGCGTACTCGAACCTCCAGGTGTCGGCCGCAACGATCCGGTTTTTCACCGGGGCGACGCCGGCCGAGGCCGCCCGGATCGATGGGAACAAGTACCTGCTGGTCGGCTACACGGCGTCGAATGGTGCGTATCCGCTGCAGGTCAACGGGCAGATCTTCGCGACCAACGCGACCATTGCGACCTCTGACGGCAGGTACAAGAAGGACGTGCGCGAGATCTCGGGCGGGCTCGATCTTGTCGCGGCGCTGCGCCCGGTGGCATTCCGCTGGAAGAGCCACCCGGTGCACAACTTCGATCTGGCCGGCGAGCAAGTCGGCTTCATCGCGCAGGAAGTGCAGGCCGTGCTGGACAAAGCCACGTTCCGCGATGGCATCGTCAAGGGAAACCGCGTGAAGGTCGAGCGCGGCGGCAAGGACCGCACGGGACGCGTGCTCGAGGACGGCGTCGATGAAGAGTTCTTCGGGCTCGCCGAGGGCAAGTTGATCCCGCTGCTCGTCTGCGCGGTAAAGGAACTGAAGGCGATCGTGGACGCGCAGGCCGATCGCATCGCGGCGCTCGAGGCGAAGTAGATGCAGCAGAAGGCGCGGCTCCCGCTCATCGGCAACATCAACACGCGAGTCGGCGTCAACGATCAACTTCCAGGCGTTTCCGCGATCGTCGGCGAAGCGATCGTCGGAATGGTCGTTGTCGGCACGACTCCGGCGGCCTCATCGAAGGACCAGCGCTTCATCAACTTCTTCCCGATCGTCTACGCCAACAAGGTATCAGGCCAGCAGACGGTCTACATGGTGAAGCGACCTGGGTTTGCGGAGCACGAGCAGCCTCAAGCCGGCAGCCCCGGCTCGGCGATTCACGTGTGGGCCGGGCAGGGCGACGGAAGCAAGGTCATCTCCGCGTTCGGCAGTGCGAAATCGAGCCTCTACGACGGCACGACGAAACTGGTCACGAACAACACCGACACGACGACGATCAGCGGTGTGGCTACGGGGATCACCGAGACACTGGTGAGCGGCACGCCGACGCTACTCATCAGTTCCAGCGACAGTACCGCGTGGTATTACCAGAATGCTGGCACCGTGACGAAAGTCACGTCAGCGTCTTTTCCCGGGAACGCCGGAAAGACCTTGGCAGGCACCTTCGCGCACTTGGACGGCTACGCCTTCATCATGACGACGGATGCCGGAATCTACAACAGTGCGCTGAACTCCGTCACGACATGGCCAGCCATCAACGTGTTGTCAGCCCGGACCGACTCTGAGGTTGGAGTCGGGTGCGTGCGTTGGCGACGATACATCGTCGCGTTCACACAGCGAACGGTGCGATTTTTCCGGCACTTCCAGGCCGACGTCGGAACACCGCTTGTGCGCGAGGATGACCTGACGCAGAAGATCGGGCTGTGCAACGCCAATGCGATCGTTGAGCACGCGAGCGACTTGTACTGGGTAGGCGCGAATCCTCAAGGCGGAATTGGTGTCTACACACTGTCGAGCGGGTTGCGAAAAATCTCGACGCCTGCGATCGACGTGAAACTGCAACTTGCCGGTAGCGCGAATATCTCCTGCGCAGTCTTCTCGATCTTCGGGACCGCACACGTATTCATCCGAGCGAGCACGCTGACGCTGGCCTACTGCATAGAGCAGGACTTCTGGTACGAGGTTTCTGGCCCTGAGATGCTGTGGACGCGCAGCGCAGCGACGTCAATCGGATCTGGGCTTGTTTGCTACGCGCTGTCCACCGTTTCAACTAGCGGGAAAACGTACATCCTGAGCCCATCGCAGAACGTGTTCCAAGATGATGGGGCGACCTACACCGGCTCGATCATCACGGCGCCGGTCGACATGGACACCGACGGCTGGAAGAAGTGGATCATGATGTCGGTCATTGCCGACCGCGAGGTCGAGCAGAGCGACATGTCCGTGTCATGGTCGGATGACGACTACCAGTCGTTCAACACTGCCTCCTCCCGCGTGCTCGATCTTTCGACGAGCCTTACGCACGCCAGGCGCCTCGGCCGCAGCAAGCGGCGCGTATGGCGATTCGATCACTCCGCCGACACCCCGGCGCGCATCCGGGCGGTGGAAATCACGTACAAGAGGACCGGCGCATGATCCGTCTCTCGTCGACCGAGATGAGTCTTGAGGTTGTGCTGGGCGCGGCTGTTGCTGCGACCGAGCCCTACGTGACGTGCAGCTACTACGACATCCCGGCCATCGCGAAGGTGGACGATTTCACCGAGCCCCGCGGCGTCACGTCGCTGTCGCGCACGACAGGCGCGACGCCTGTGACTGCATGCGCTGCGCCGACTGTGGCTGGAACCATTCGCAACATCGACTACCTGTGCATCCAAAACGCAGATTCTGGCGCTGTCACCGTCACCGTTCGCATCAATAACGGTGCATCGAGCCACCCACAGTACAGTCAATCGTTGGCCTCCGGCAAGAGCCTCGTCTATCAGCGGGGCGCGGGCTGGATGGTCCTCTAGGAGCAGAGCAGATGAGCGATTCACAGGACGCGAAGAACGAACGGAACCTCGCTCGGCGGCGGCAACGCATGCTGTCGATGGGCTGGGACGCGGTCGCGCCCGACGTGCTGGAGCGGGTGTTGACGAACGGGCCGGCCGGCTTCGGCATTCCACTCTCGTCGGTGGACAACATGCCGGACAGCTGGATGGACGCGGCGCCGGGCAGCCTGGGCGTCGATTACGCAATGGCGCCAGGATCAGCGCTGACCCCTGATCAAGTTCAGTCCATCGTCGCCAACATCGCTCGCCCCGGGTTCTACAAGGACGGCGACGGCATGACGCTCGACAAGTACCTTGCCGATCCGCGTGCGGCGATCAAGGTCGAGAACGGCCAGTACGTCTACCGGCCCGAGCAGATGCAGGGCGATTGGGAGTCGATCGACCGGCAATCGTTCTTCGATGATTGGGGTGCGTTCGGGTTGATCGCTGGGGCAATGGGCGGTCTGCCGATGGCAGCCTCCATGGGGGCCTTGGGCGGTGCGGGAGCAGCTGCCGGCAACAGTTTCTCGTCGAGCTTTGCGCCAACGCTTACGGAAGCAGGGCTCACCGCTGGCGGGGGCACCTTCTCTCCTCTTGCGAGCCTGGAGACGATGGCGGGTAGCCTGGGCGGCGGCGGCACGCTGGCGACTACTGG